TCCGAACCGTAGCGAGTGAGTGTGAACACATTGGACAGTCCATTTAGAATCGCCTAGAAGGTGCCTCTACTTATCCTTTGGTGTCGTTGTACCTAATCAACAGTGCAGCCCTGTTGTAGAGCCTTGTAGACGTGGCTGAGAGCGTTATAGCTGCGCTGTCCTATTTGAATGGGGAGGGCAGACAGATCACTTGATACCTACCTATCCTTATTGCGAGCTATTCTCAATAAGCCATAGCACCCCCTTACTAATACACACCGCTGTGTCCAGAGTATCTGCACCAATCACAGGTACGCAGCTATTGGACACATTAGTAATCGCAGTCCTTCCCACCCCTGTACCCTGTCCAATCCTGATTGGCACTGCTATGAATTGGACAACACAGGGCATACGGTATGCGTCCTAGATTGCAATTTACGGCAATTAGGGTACGTATATGGGGGTATTCGCGAAGACCACAGTCGATATAAGGCTTCACAAAATTATGTCAAAAATTTAAGACCCCCCCCCTTAGCGCCCCTTTAACGCCCCTCTAGCCCGTCATCGGCGGGATCATACCAGGGAGCAGTGAGGCGCATATCAAGAAGGCTTGTGGAGGTCTTAGACGGGGTTTCTGTGTAGACCGGAGATGGGGGAGGTGGAAGTAGTGTTTCCCACTCCTTGATTGCTTCATCTACCTCCGTCTTAACTCGTTGATCAATAAGCTTTTGTTCCAACCACACAAGAAGACCCAGAAGTAAGTGATTTAACCAAGGAACACTTGTCTTCCAGGCTTTATAGAGTGCTTTAAACTCAGCTAGCTTAAGTTCTTGTTCCACATCGCTTCACATACGTTAGGAAGGTGTTGGTAGAGGATGTCTTGTACTTGAGCTGCTATCTGTGCATGTTCTTTCTGGGTACCATTCCCGGTCCTAAGATCACAGTAGTGCAACCAAGACCTAATAGATCCATTCATGTACAACCGTGTTGGTGTTGCTAGGGGGAGTACTTCACGAGCACATTCTTTAGCTACTCCTGATGCTACCATGTCTTTATAGATACGGTAGGCATCACCATAGAGTTGTCCAATACGGAACTCAAAGGTTTTCTTTATTGATTCATCTAGGTCATCAATACTATTCTGTCGGTTCTTAACATCCTGCCTACGAAGTTCAGGTAGTTCTGCAGGAATAGGTACTTCTGCATACCGTTGACTAAACTCTTGAAAGCTGAAACTCCTATGTCTTAAGATTTGTGCTGCTATACTTCTAGTAGTTCCTATCTCTACACACATATTAACCATTTCAAAGGGAGACCAATGTTTATGGTTAATAAGGTACTTAATCAAACGAGCACTAGTCTCAGTGTTGTTTTGATTGGATGGATTAGAAACCCTAGCCGTGTAAGCAATGAACTGCTCAGCTCTAGGAGTGATGTGGACAAGATTTGCGTAATGGGTGGTCATTCTGGTAGATGGAAGTAGCAGTGATGTCGTCGTATGCAGTAGGAATATAACGATTACGAGTACTTACAGTATATTCAAAATCTTGATAATCATCACTGTTGTTACGTAGTTCATTAAAGGTACGTGGATGACGGAATTGATTACGTAGTGGTTGCTTACGATATGTTCTACTCATAGGTTACCTAACAGTAGTATAAGTAGTGACAGGATTCAGAAGGATTGGTAGAATAAGTACTCACTAGATTCAGTACTAGTTAGAGTAAGTTAGAGGTAGTACTTACAGAATGATCTAAGAGGAAGAATGTTTGTCTTTGGAGTCTTCTCACTGATCATTAATAAAGAGAGAAGTAGATGTGTCTTTTTAAAGACATGTCTACTTCTCCTTTCGGAAGAACTGAATCCACCCTTTCAGTCCCCCCTTTAGGGGCATGATTGAGTGTTTGCAAGGGTTTTCAGCGACAGTTAGTGCGTGCTAACGCACCCTATACCCACGTTGGAACTGACTTTTTAACCTTACCTCTAGCTTGTCTTCTTTGGTCTAAACTAAACCCCATCACTAAGTGATTTGTGGCAGTCTGTGGGTCGTCCATAAACATCTCAAGGGTGTCATTCCACTCCTCTTGTCTACGCATTTTTACAGCTTCGTATGCACTAATCGACATAGCATCTGTAAAGTATTTAACTCCTTGTGCTAAGCTATCAAGACGGTCGTCGTGTTTTACTGCACCTTTCTCCCGACACATCCGTGACATTTGATAGAATAGCATGTATAGGAGACGGTCTTCGGGTGGGGCTTCCTTATTCGAGTTGTAGTCCCATTCCACCACAGAGCGATCAACAATAAGCTTATGTTGATTAAGAACAGGCTCAAGGGTATCAATAATACGGTCTTCTTTTCTGACATTAGCACGTACCTCCTCTACGTCTATTGCCTGTTTAGTTTGTTGTAGGTGTTTCTTGAATAACTCACAAACCATACCATCTCCAAAGTTTGTCTCAATTAGGAGTTTAGTAACACCGTACTTCTTACAACCCCTTAATATATCAAGGAGTGTTGAGTCGGAGTAACCATCACGGTAGGCTCTTACCTCATGGACATAAAGGAACCCGTTACGTTGGGAGATGTAAGTAGCTGCTGTTTCGTCGGTACCCCTACCTGATGGGTCTACCGAGCAGATAGTCTCTGTGTACGGTCCCCACTCGCCTTGAAGGGCCATGGGGGAGTAGAAGTAGTCACCGGGTAGGCCAACGGTTGGGAGATCCTTAAGGACGTTCCTGGGGTCACTACACCACACTACAGCATCAGGTGCTTGGGTGGGGTTAACAGAAGTGATAACAAGATCACTGAACTTAAGTGGAAACTTCTCAGCATCACTAAGGGTGGTATCAAGTTGGAACTGAAGCATGAAGTTACTACGACCCATAGCAGCTTCCCGTTCCAATAGGTCATCACTGGTAAAACGATCAGGATCTGTTGGTGTCCATTCCTCAGCACCCATGTCGATATCTTCTACGATCTGTGGAGCAAGGAGGTTTTCGTATTGAGAAAGCTTGTCCTTACGTGGGTACCGTGAAGGCCACACAAATGGACGATAGTTACGTTCAGCTAACTTGCGGTAAATGGTGAAGGTAGTTTGTGGTGTACCAAGGTACATGATACGACTGTCCTTCTTAGGTGTAAGGATGGACTCAGCTTCCGTACAAAGTTGAAGAAGCTTCTCTCGCATCATCTCGGTCATCGAGTTACCAGGCACCTCAATGTCATCTAGAATCATGAGGTCTGCACGAGAACCAGTGAGCTGACCCGTAATACCAACGGACTTAACGGATGGTGCTTGGTGCGGAGTACAATTAACATCAAAGCTAATACGACTCCACCGTGCATTATCATCCTTAGGGCGAAGGTGAGCTAACCACGGTGTTTCAATGATAAGCTTCTGAAGGAAGATAGACATGTTATCAGCTCGCTCCTTAGAAGCCGAAATAATCATGATCTTCTTTTCAGCATTGTTGAAGAGAGTCCACAGAACAAACGCTCCAGTAATCCAACTTTTACCGACTCCTCGGAAGGCTTGGATCTGTAGTCGCTTAGGACCGTGTTGTAGGTAATCAGCGATGGCGTACTGTGCTCGTGTAGGGGATGGTAGATCTAGTTGCCCCCACAGTGCTTGAAGGAATAGCCGAAAATCGTCTCTAAGGGCTGTTAAAGTGTCCATATGATAGAATGTACCTAAGAAAGGGTAGAGGCGCCTTGTAGGGGCACAGAGACGCCTCTCAGATGATGTTAGTCAGCAAGCTTGACTCGTGGTTGCAGATAAACGTTATGAATACGTTCAATCTGTCCAATACGTGAGTTATTAGCACGTAGTTGTTGTTGAGGATCTTTAGGTCGGATACGCATCTCTGGATCGTACCCAACCTTCATCAAAGCTCCAACATTAAGAGCTGCATTCTTAGCGGGATTAAAGCCATGAGTAACTTGTGCTCTACCCATAGGGTTCTTACCATCTAAGTATTTAATCTTTAGAACCGAAAGAAGTTCTTTTAGTTTTTCTTCCATGGTTATACACCCCTATTGCCAAAGATTTTATTGTAGGCACTTCCGATGGGTTTAAATAAAAGATCCCCCATAGCTGCTCCAACAGGATTGATAACACGATTAACTTGTGGAATCAACTTAGTAGCTTGTTGCATAGCAGCACGGGTAGCTTGGCGTTGTTGTTGGGTAGCAGCACCTGTACCACGTTTTACAACTTCCCATTTACCACCACGTTGTTGCAATCCGTACCCAGGTTGATCAACTAGTTCATTGCGTTGGTTAATGAAACGTTGTTGACCATCAACAATATAGGATTGTAGGTTAGCTAGATCACCACCTTGTAGATCGCCAGTAAGTCCTTCTACAGCTCCAGACTGTGCAGCTTGAGCAGCTTGTGGTAAAGTAGCACCACTTGCAAGAGCAACCCCGCCAGCAACAACAGCAGGAAGTGCAGCATCTAGTGGGCCGGGAATAGCCCTAGATATTGCCTTAGCTCCTTTTACTAGGGGATTTTTCTGCATCAATGTTGGAGAAAAATCAGCCTCATCAAACCAACCTTTTGCAAACTGTGCCGCATCTGCAGCAGTCGGAGTTACTTTTGGTTTCGGTATTCTAGGACCGCTGGGAAGTTTACCCTCTCTAGGAGTATACTGCAGACCATAGTTACGATGAACTATTTCAGAAATTTCATCTTTAGAAACTCCTTTATCAGTCATAAGTTGCTGCAACCTTTGGCCCTTAGCTCCAGACTTTTTACTCAAAGAATACAGCTCACGTTCTCGTATCCCAAGCCTATCAGCTAATTCTTGACGAATAGCTTTTTCTTGTGGTGAATCAAACGCTTTATCTGCCATCATCATTTGAGGAAACCCACTTTGTTCCATAAAAACATTAGCAAGTTTCCTAGGGTTTGTGATGTTAGAGAAATCAAATTCTCTAGACCAAGTGCCAGTATTAACAGGAAATCCTTTTGATTCAGCAAGCTCTAATGGGTTGGCAGTTGTGTGAGCACTTGCCTTCTGTACAACACTTCCAGTCCCCTTGCCTTGGTGAGCAAATCTAGAAAGGGGGTACATATCCTCCCCTACAGTACCGCCAACACCATACTCATTATTAAGTACACGTATAAATTCTAAACGGTCCTTCATCGGCAAATGTTTTGCAGCCGCATGAATGGAATCAACTGAAACACCATGATGCCCTTCAATAATACCTGGAGCAAAATTCATGGCTTTTTGCGCATCAAATCCACCCAATTTGTTAGCAACTTCAGTAGAGAATTTTTTAGCTACTTCTGGATCTGTCAACGTTTCAGGGTCTATTTTATTAAAATAATTGACAATAAAATTATCCCCTTGAGCCATCAACATTCGGACCGCTCTTTTGTATAATCCAAAATTTCTTTCAACATCAGTAGGTGCAAATAACCCCTGTGCAGCTGCTTTTTTCATCCCTGTCATAAGGTTTTCCATCGCATCGGCATAGCTTTGATCTAAGACCGATTTAATAGAACCAGTTGTTTCAGGTTTAGGCATCTTCTTAGGAGCCATACTCAGCTCCCCACAACGCTAGAGCCGCCCTCTTTCTTACGCTTTTCGTTATCCATGTACCGTTGGGCAATCATCTCCTCACGACCCGTAGGACGACGTTGTGGAGCTTTCTTAGGTGCCTTATCTTTTTTCTTGTCCTGAGCATCCTTATACTCTTGGAGGTTAGTTTTAGAGATTGGGGTACCTTGGTACTTAGATCCGTCAGGTTTAGACTTAGGCGTGTAACCACCACCTTGGAAGTTCTTAGAAGTATCCTCAGCTTTCATCGCAGCTGAACCATACTTCCTACCGCCCTTACGTGCGTCCTTCTTAGCGGTTTTAAGATCCTCCTTAGCCTTCTCCATTTCACGCTTTTCCATACGTGCTTTGAAGTCCTTCATAAGAGGATTAGTGGTTTTTGAGGTACCACGTTCAGCTTCACGCTTCTTACGAGCTTCAGCCAAAGCTTTGTTTGCCTCTTCCCATGTTTTCTTTCTAGATTCAGGCATGATTAGTTAATGTGTGATAGAATAAATTGTTCCCGTGATGTTACACCGAATGTTTTACGCATCCATTGGAGCCAGTTGCTACTCCCTTTATCCTGATTACACTTTTGACAGGCTGGTACAAGGTTACTGGTAAGATCTTCTCCGCCCATAGACTTAGGACGAACGTGGTCAAGAGTAAGCTGATTAATGTCATAGTGTTCTCCGCAATATGCACAAGTGCAGTTGAAGTGTTCTTTGATGGCACGCCTCCAGAGGCGCTTAGCTTCAGGACTTGTCATCGTGATTAGGTTGTAAAGGTAGTGATCAGGAGAGGGTAGCAACGGTGTCATGATGCGTATTTCTTACCCCGACGTGGGCGTGTACGGTTAGCTTTGGGGGACTCAAGTCTCCCTTTGTTGGGACCTGTGTGGGAGGCATCTCTCCCGTCACCATTACCGTAGGTGCCTAGCTTCCTATTTAATTTGTTAGCAGCAGTACGGATCTTCATGCCTTCAGCTGTTTTGTTATATTCAGCTTGCTGCTTCAAGCGTTTAGCACGTGCTTTAGGATTCTTTTTGTAGTATTCAGACGTAGGACTTGCCATACAGTCTCCGTTGTACAAGTTCAGGATCTACCTGAGGCATAATGTTGGCTAGCTTATCAAGAGGGTTACCTTCATAAGCAACACCACTAATGTCGTTTTTAGATAGCCAATCACAAGCTGCTTTAAGTTCTTGTGCAGTAGCTTCTCCAGATTTAATGCGATTGAGGAACTCAGTGGTTACGAGGTTATGAAGCTCGTTAAACATGTCCTCTGTTGCCTTCTTTTTAGCCATTTCTCATTACAATCTTATCTAGTTTATCTTCAATGCGGATCATATGATCCTCCATCTTTTGAAGAATAATTGATAGCTCTTGCTTTTGAACATAGTTTTCAGCAACACGTAATTCTATCTTGTCAACACGACTGTCTACTTCACCAATCTTAGCGTGAAGTCGATTATGTACCGACACAATAGCTGTAATAAGAGCTATGCCAGCTGCTACTCCTGCTTCAAACATTAAATGTACCCAATGTAAAGTTGAATAGCATCAGCACCAACTGCTGTAGCATCAAGCAGTGTATCACCAGTAGTCATTGCATAGGCAATACCATTGGTAAAAGTAATACCGCTAGTAAAGTTAACTTCTTTTGAAGCTCCACTTGATACTTGAATAACTGCCATTGGCACATCAGTACCTACAACAGGAAGACGGTTAAGATTATAAAGTCTAAGGTGACAATCGTTACCAACACCTGCAGTTGCAGTATTATGGATAATCATATTAAAAACAGTACCAGGACTAGCCTTTACAGACGTAGCATTAGTACTGTTTGCTGAGCTTTTAAAGTGAACTTTAGTTGATACAGGTAGTTGTTTTTCGTACCTGCCAGGTGTAATGCTGTAAGTAGTACTAGCCATTCTCCTTCATGATGCGGATTAATTTTTCTGCATACTGAGGATCGGTGGCGTACCCTTCAGCTACAAGTAGACGAGCACAATCTTCAGCAGATGTTGCTCGGTTAACGCCTTTATAACGTTGATAGTCACGGTACCAACGGTCAACAAGGTAAGACACACAGGTTTGAAGATCTGGGAAGTCAATAAAACCAGCTTTGATCGTGATCCATTGTCCATTGATGAATTCTTTGGTTTCACGTTCAGAGCCAGAACCTTTAAGACCGAAGTAGTTATTCTTACCGGAGGTGTGTTTACCGTAACCGCTTTCTAATGCCCATTGTGCAGCAACACATTCTGGATACTTAGCACCAGCTTTAGATGCAGCAGCTTTAACTCCTTTAAAGGTATTCTCAACAGGAGTAATAGGTTGTTGTTGTTGTTGCATAGGACGGAAGGTCATAAACCATCCAGTTCCACGACCTTCTACCTCCCAACGTGGTAGCCAGTTCTTCCAAGAGTACTTAACGTCTTTACCGCCACGTCCAATGGTGACGTAACCACCGTTAACGTTATCCATCTCACCGTAAGGATCATGGAAGATACCATTGGTCCCATCATCACCAATAAGAAGCATCCAGTGTCCACCACCAACAGGTTTAGAAACGTGACCTTTATGAAGGATACCAGTAGCCACTGGGTAACCTGCTTTAAGTTCGTTAATTAGAGTCTGCCTAGTACCTTTCTGATAAAAGGAAGCAAATACTCCATACTGCTGACAGGCTTTAAGATGGGAGGTGTATTGAGTTGTATCACCGTATTTGAGAACTGTTCTCAAGTAATCATCATCAGCATTACTACCAAGAAGCGCCCCAGGTAGGAGATATTTGATGGCCATAGCACACGTGGAACTAAAACACATCCGATCTCCGTGCCTGGTAGCACTGTCAGTCTGT